ACAAAATGGCAGAAGAAATAGCTGGAGTGCAAAATTATGGGTAAAAGAGTCGATTTATTTTCTGAAAAGAAGAAGGTCAAGAAGGCTACAGATGATAGAGCCTTTGATATGATGACTGCTGCGGCTGATAAGACTGCTATAGAGTTGTTTCCATCCGAATTTGATAAAAGCACAAGAGGGATACATAATGCATTAATGGCTACTGGTATGACTCCTGCATTAGGCAATGTTGCTGATTTAGCAGATGCTGCTTTATATGCACTAGAAGGTGAATTAGGTGAAGCTGCTTGGTCTGTTGCGGCTGCTATCCCAATAATTGGTCAGATGGTTGCGGGAAAGAGAGCTTTAAAAATTGCAAAAGATGCTGGTGAAGAGATGGTTACTTTGTATAGAGGGGTAGATAAGTGGTACCCTGGGAACATGGTCAAAAAAGGAAAGTTTGTAGGCTCAGATTATGGTAGATTTAATCTCTCAACAGGCAAAGATGATTTACCCAAAGGAACTGCTTGGGTTAGTAATAATTTGGCTGAAGCAAAAATATGGGGGAAAGTTGCTAATAAGTCTGATGCAGTATTGGGGAAAAAAGGAAAAGAGGTGACTGTTTTAGAATTTGAAATTCCTAAAAGCACATTTGAAAAAATGAAAAAAATTACAAATTTCAGAGGTAAATCTCTTTATGATGATAGCGATATGATGGTATATAACTATGGGATATTTGAGGGAATACCTAAAGAGTTTTTAAAGAAAGTGCATAAATAATTGTGGCAGAAGAAATAACTGTATTAAAAAACATGACAATTGAGGAGCAGGCTGCGACGTTACATGCGTGGGCGGATAGCAGTAAAGAGGCTGTTGTTGAAATAAATAATAAAATGTACCCAGTTGCTATTGAAGTTGTCAAGTTAATAGAGGCATTAGTAGAGGAGAATACATATTGGCGCTCTCGAAAAAAATAAAGCAAGTTGAGCATTTCGTGTATGATAGTGTTGAAGAATTTGTTATTAAAGGCGGTGATAGAGAAGATGTTTGTTATTGGAAAGATGCTATTAAAGAAGGGCAGTGGGTAGAGGCAGATGATGGTGGTGTTGTACAAATACTAAAGTTTGGTAATATTAAACACCCACATGATAGGAAGAATTGGAAGGCACATAAAGGGTGGGTAAGAACAGTTGTTGGTACTTTCCTTATTAATGATAGTACGTACATGGATACTGATTTTACACAACACCCGAATAGGTATACATTTAGTAAAACATTAAAATACAGTAATGACAATTTTAAAAAACGTAAAAATATTACGCAAAAAGAAAAACTGTTTACAACGCAAGTTATTGTTGGTAAAGATGCAGTTGCGGCGGCACAGTCTGTTTATAATATTGAAGATTTTAACAAAGCAAAAACAAAAGCAATAGCGCTATTGGCACAGGAGAGGATAATGGAAGAGATAGAGAAGTCTGTCGTTGATATAGCAAAGCAATTAGGTATCGACCACAGCTATGTACTGGGAAAATTAAAATTTCTTGCTGATGAAGGTGAGGATGATAACATTATTTTGCAGTCAACAAAAGAGTTGGGTAAAATAATAGGAACGTCGCAAAAGCAAACGAAAAGAGAAGTTGGTGTATTGGGAGTGTTTAAAGGCTTTTCTCCTGACCAACTTGAGGGTGCTGTTGTTGGCAGGCAACAAATAACAGGAGAAGTTATTAATGACGAAGAAAATACAAGAGAAGGTTAAATTGCTAAGAGAAGAGCTAATAAAAGTAGAACAAATGTACCAGCAAATAATGGGTGCTATTATTGTTCTTGAGGGTATGTTAAAAGAAGAAAAAGAAGGGAAGAAAAAGAAATGACGCTAGGTGAATCTATTTTACAAATAAAACAAATAGCAGGTGGTTTGCAGAAAACAGAAGGTTATTTAGTATGGGATGCGCATACTATTGAGGGAGTAAAAGAGCTAGTTTATTTAATAAATAAGCTAGAAGTTCCTGAGTTAGTATATAGCCCTGAAGCAACTAATATAACGGATAACAGCATAGAGGTAATGAATGTCGAAGCGTAATTTACCTAAAAATTGGTACAGGGATAGAATACTTGATATGTATAAAGGCATTGAAATGGTAATACAAAACCTACGTGGCGTTGAACAAGCATTGCATTTTTATATGGAAATGAATGATGATGTTAGTAAGTTTAAAGAATTTATTAAAAAGAAAGAAGAAGAGCATAAAAAAGAAGAGGAAAAGGAGTAAAAATGAAATATTATAATTGTAAAAATTGTGGGGAACCTATATATTATGATACTGGTCAAGATGGCTATAGGAATTATAATACTAATGGGTGGGGGCATACTGGCGTTTATGATGAAAAAGATAGTGATTGTGAGATAAAATACCCAACACCAGAGACAGTGGAATTGGATTATCTGCATGAGTCAATAGGGGATAAGAAATGGACAATAATAGGCACTGATGTTTACTTTAAATGAGCGCGAAGGTGGACATGCCAGCATCACCAAGACGTGTTGGACGTGCCAATATCACCAAGCGGGGGGACAAAACCTGTTGGGTAATTGTAAATACTTTGAAATACTAGGTGAGGCAAAGAAAGACGTACCACCAAAGATAGTGGATGTTGGTTGTAGATTTTACGAAGAAAGTAATGATTTTGTTAAATATTTAATCAAGAAGACAAATGGGACATTTTTATGACAGATAAATTAAAAGAAGGTGGTAAGAAGTTTGATATATTTGATACCATGCAAACAGCTGCCACTGATAAAACAAATGTTGATTTTAAGAAAGCATTTAAAAATAATAATAAAATTAGCAAAGATGACATACATGATTCTTTAATGATAGCTGGTATGACACCTGGTCCCACTGGAATGGCAGCAGATATAGCAGATACAGCTCTTTATTTAAAAGATAAAGATTGGAAGAATGCATTGTGGTCAGCTATAGCTATTATACCTTTTCTGGGGATTGCTGCGACTGCTCGTAGGTTTAAGAAAGGACTTGGGGTGTTATCTGACTCAAGGTTATTAAATGGGTCAACGCGTGAATCTGTAATAAATAATATATTAGAAAAGATTGGGACAACTGGTAATTATAAATATTTAGGAACAATTGATGGTAAAGCTGGTAAATATGCTGTTTCCGCTTCAGGTGAAACAATAGATATATCTATAAATCGTAAGAATATATTAGAAGCGTTAAATAAGAAATTTCCTAAAAAAACTGAGTGGGAACTTGAAGAAATAATGGACGCAATCATTACAAAAAATGTCAATGGAAAGCGTCCTGCAAAAATTGTTAAAATAAAGAATTTAGATACTGGTGATGAATTTTTCCAACCTTTTTATAGGTCAACTGGGAGAGGAGAACCAACTATAAACAGTGCGGGTAAATGGTTGCCTTTTGAGGGTGTTCTCCCAGAGGGATTAGCCGTATCAATAAAAAAGGGTCCTAATCAAATAAATAAAGTAATTGGTAAGGATGGGTTATTTAAGCATGATTTTAAGCCTGGTGAAATGCCTGTCGGATGGGTAATTAAGGGGTATAAACAGCCATTTACTGGAGAAATAATTAGTAGTTCTGTAAGGGGTGTGGTGAAAGAGGGGACAAAATCTCATCAAAAAATAGGAAATTTTTTGTTAAGTGAATATAAATAGTAAAAATATTAATGAAGCTGAGAAAGCATTACAATTAGCTTACCATGACTTGATTGCTTTTGGTAAGCTGTTTCTCCCAGGGGATTTTGGGAAAAGCGAATCACCGTTGTTCCACTATGAAATAGCAGATGCTCTTATTGATAATACTATCCGTTCACTTGCTCTTATTTTGCCTCGAGGTTCTGGGAAAACACAATTGTTTAAAACCTTCTTGATGCATAAAATATTATTTAAAGACCCGAATGAGTTGATGTTTATGGCGTGGGTTAGTGACAACCACAGAAAATCCGTTCTCAACTTGCAATATATTAAGCAACACTTCCAAGAGAATGAGATGATACGGTATTACTTTGGTAATGTTGTTGGTGATAAGTGGACAGAAACAGATATTGTAACATCGACAAGGGCAAAACTTATTTCACGTAGTAACTTATCAAGTGTTCGTGGTGAAAATTACTTGGGTAAAAGATACGATATTGTTGCGCTTGATGATACAGAGTCAGAAACAAACACTGTTACGCTTGATGCTCGTGAGAAAATAAAAAACATTGTGTATAATGGCATTAAACCCGCCCTTGATGTTGAGGGTAGGTTGATATTTGCTGGAACACCCGTACACTACGATTCACTTTGTCAGAATATACTTGATGGGTATTTAAAAGCAAAAAATAAACAAGAATATACTTGGGATGTTATAACGTATAAAGCAACACAACCTACTTTAAAAGGCGGGGTGTTGTGGCATACATATTACCCAAGAGAGAAATTAAATAGGATAAAACGAGAATATGAACAAGCAGGTAGGATACATGGCTATTATCAAGAGTATGAGCTTGAAGTCCAAAATGAAGAAGAGGCAGTATGGGGAAGGAAGTATGTTAAAAATTGGGAGGGTTATTACGAAAGGGAAGGAGATATTAACTACCTTAACATTAGTGGTGACAGGGTCCCTGTTAATTGCTTTGTGGGGTGTGACCCAGCTACCGACATTAATACGAAAACTAGTGATTATAGTGTCATCATGGCGGTTGCGGTAGACCCAAATAATAAAGCGTATGTATTAGAATATGAAAGACATAGGGCTATTCCAACTGTTGGTGCAAGAGATAGTAGCGATAATATTGTTGGTAAAAAAGGAGTTGTTGACTATATTATGGAAATGCACCAAAAGTATAACTGTATTTCTAGCACGGTTGAAGATGTTGCAATGAACCGTAGCGTATTCCAATCTCTTAACGAAAGAAGACGTATTGAGAATAAATTTAATATCGCCGTTATTCCAGAGAAACCAGGCGGGAGAGAGAAAAGAAATAAAATTTATTCAGGCTTATCAGGCAGGTTTTCGTCAGGAAATGTTTTTATTCGCGAAAACATGTTTGATTTAATGCACGAAATTGTTACATTCGGACCTAAAATGGCACATGATGACACCATAGAGACACTTTTCTACGC